TGGCTGGCAGCACAGACCCCGACCTATGTGTTTGTGAGCAAGCAGCTGGAAGTGTGCCAGGGAAGCGGGCTGAGCGCCATCCTGTGCGATATGCCCAATATCGGCAAGACCTTTACAGCGAAAGCTTACGTGAAGCAGCACAAGCACGCCGTATATGTGGACTGCAGCCAGGTGAAGACCAAGTTGAAGCTGATACGCTACATTGCCAAGGAATTCGGTGTGACCAGTAACGGACGCTACAGCGACGTGTATGAGGATCTGGTGGCCTACCTGCGCACGATTGATACGCCCCTGGTTATCCTGGACGAAGCCGGCGACTTGCAGTATGAAGCCTTCCTTGAGCTGAAGGCTCTGTGGAATGCCACTGAGCGCTGCTGTGCCTGGTATATGATGGGTGCCGATGGATTGAAGGAGAAGATCAACCGCGCCATCGAAGGCAAGAAGGTGGGCTATACGGAAATGTTGAGCCGTTACGGAGATTCGTACAGCAAGGTGACCCCGGATGATGCGCAGGAACGCGAAAAGTTCCTGAAAGCACAGGCTGCCATCGTGGCCAAAATCAATGCCCCGGACGGTGCTGATATAGCCAAGATTGTTCACAGCACCGGAGGCGGCTTGCGGCGCGTATATACCGAAATCGAAAAGCTAAGGAGGATGCAGGCATGATAACAAAAATAGAAATGCAAGCGATGGATGCCGTTATAGGTATCCATCAAGAAATGAGAAAGGCGAATGAGATAGACTGGGAGAAGCGCAGATATGAGATAGCGAAAGAAATCCTGCCCCATCTGGTAAATGAGAACAAAACATTGGCCATACAGCATGGGATCTACTGCAGTAAAAAAGAAATAGCATCCATTGCCGTTGAATATGCCGATCTTTTAATTCAAGAACTGAAAGGAGGTAATCATGAAACTGAAGAGAGCGTACAGCCCCGGTGAGGTACTGAATATGAAGATACCCCGGTATGAATTTACCGGGGCTTGGCAAGCCTCGATTGGCAACCCTGCCAAGAGTGGCGTGTGGATTATCTGGGGTGCCAGCGGGAACGGAAAGAGCAGCTTTGTGATGCAGCTGGCCAAATACCTGTGCAGTTTCGGACGCGTGATTTATGACAGTTTGGAAGAAAGTACCGGTTTGTCGTTCCAGATGAGCCTGAAACGGCATAAGATGGATGAGGTGCGCAAGCGGTTGGTTATCCTTGACCGCGAGTCGATGGACCAGTTGGAGGAACGTCTGCAGCGCCGGGGCAGTCCCGGCATTGTGATTATCGACAGTTTTCAGTACGGCGGGTTGAACTACAAGACCTACAAGGAGTTTAAGGAGCGCCACCCCAAGAAACTGTTTATCTTCATCAGCCATGCTGAAGGGTCACATCCGGCAGGCAGAAGCGCCCGCAAGGTGGAATATGATGCCGATGTGAAAATCATGGTGAGCTGCTTCAAGGCCTGGTGTAAAAGCCGCTTCATGGAAAAGCCCGGTGAGCCCTATGTGATATGGGAAGAAGGTGCTGCTAAAACCTTGAAGGACGATAATATGGAGGATTATTTGAATGATGGAATGGGAGAATAAATTGTACCAGATACTGCTGCCCGGTCGTGAAGCCTTGGGCGTGATGGAAGACTGGCTGGAATGTAACATAGAAACAGACATTCGTCTGCGCAGAGCCAAGACACAAGGGCACATAGTGATAGAAACGACGGATACCATGTTTGCCAACCGTATTCGGATGTGGCATCCCGGATGTAAAATACATATTAAAGATTTAAAATGATGGAAGAGCAAAAGAAAACCTGCTGCATCTGCGGCAAAGAGTTGGAGGGTTACGGATACAACCCGTTTCCCGTGAAAGAGGAAGGCTACTGTTGCCGTTCGTGTAATTACAGCGTAGCCATTCCGGAGCGATGGAAACGCCACAAGGCTTATCAACGCGGTGAGGAAATCGAAAACAAGCGAGTGTATATCAGTGGAGCCATTGCCCACTATGATATGGCAGAGCGCAAGGAAGCCTTCGGACGTGCCGAAGAATTGTTGAGAACTGAGGGCTATGATCCGGTAAACCCATTCAATAACGGCCTGCCGGAAGAAGCCCACTGGAAAGCCCACATGCGGGCCGATATTGCCCTGCTGCTGGCTTGTGACTATATCTACATGCTGAAGGACTGGGAACTGAGCAAGGGAGCCAAGCTGGAACTTGACGTGGCCAGTTCGTGTGGCATTAAAGTATTGTTTGAATAACCTTTAAGTTTTTGAATTATGGCAAAAGAAATTACGGTACTTGTAAAGTTTAGAGGAACAGTTCCTGAAGATGTAAGTATTGCTGACATAGAGGAGCAAATAGATCGCAATCTTGAAGACAGCTTTCGTTTGAATTTCCCGGATTCTAAAGAAGAAGATGATGATTTGAGAGAACCGTGGATAGAATGTGAGGATATGTATATTACAGAAAAAGGATTCCAATTATTAATAGACTAATACAATAAAGATGGCACAGGAAGTGACAAATTTCGCCCGGTTCTACGCATTGTTCAACAAGCTGCCCTGTACAGGAGACCGGGAAGGGCTAAAGAAGCAAATCGTTCTGCAGTACACGTGGGACCGTACGGAAAGCCTCCGTGAAATGACATCCAAGGAATATGAAGCCTGCTGCAGCGCCTTGGAGAAACTAACCGGGCAGGATGAATGGCGACAGAAACTTCGCGAGGAACTGCGGCGGAAACGCAGCGTATGTCTGAAGCTGATGCAACAGTTGGGGATTGACACCACCGATTGGAACCGGGTGAACGAATTCTGCAACAACCCCCGGATAGCCGGCAAGCCCTTTGTTCAGATTAGTACAGCGGAGCTGGAACACCTGGCCATCAAACTGCGGGCTATCCAACGAAAAGGAGGTTTAACCGATAAATAGAACAATATGGATAAAAAAGCACATGAAGCGCTTGAGCGCATAAGAAAAGACGTGACTCTTACGACATCCGATCTGGAGAACCAGGATGCAGCCGAGTTTTTCAACGAGCTGGCCGACTGGGCGTATGCCAACGGTGAAGCCATGCTGATAGACGATGAACCAGAAAAGCAGGATGGTGAGGAAGAATAAAAAACAAGTGATAAACATTCAAAATGGTTTAAACATGGAAAAGAACAACCAAAGTGTGGACATCAAGTCCCTGAGTAAAGAACAGCGAGCAGCCCTCATGGCCCAGCTGCAGCAAGAAGAGAAAGAAGACCGCATTGCCCGTCGTGAAACTTACGAGGCATTACGCGGTGAGTTTATGCACGAAGTAAAGGAGAACGTCCTTGAGATGGTAAATGCCGTTACCGGCTTCCGCAGGTGGCTGGAGCAAGAGGTGGATGCCTTTACCCAAGTGATGAAGGAATACGGCCAGGTGAAAAGCGACGAACAGCGCAGCTACACCATTACGGACGGTGACTTCCGTCTGGAGGTGAAAAGCAACAAGGTGAAAGGCTTCGATGAACGAGCCGACATGGCAGCCGACCGTCTGATTGACTACCTGAAGCGCTACATGCAGAACAGTGAGAAAGGTTCTGATGATCCGATGTATCAGATGGCCATGACCCTGCTGAAGCGCAACAAGATGGGCGACTTGGACTACAAGAGTATTTCGAAGCTCTACGAACTGGAAGACAAGTTCGATGAAGAGTACGCAGACATCATGCGCCTGTTCAAGGAAGCCAATGTGGTGCAGCGCAATGCCACCAACTACTACTTCAGTCGCCGGAACCCTGAAAACGGTGTATGGACCCGCATTGAACCCAGTTTCTGCCGTTTGTAGCCGAAACCCGTTAACCCTGTAAACAGAAAGCGCCGCAGTTGTTATAATTGCGGCGCTTTTGTTCTTAAAATAGATGGAAATCAGTTATTTTTGTAAGAGAAATAAAATATATGGGCAAAGGACGGGATAAAGAATTGATTAAGCTGCGTGACGAGGCACTGTGCCGCCGTTACTACTATTGGACAGAAATACAGCGGTTGCGGTTCGACGATGCTTTAAAAGTGTTGTCGGAGCGTGAATTCTTTATATCCGAGGAGCGTATCATGACCATCATCCGCCGGAAATCACGTGAGGGAACAGACTACAACCTGAAGCCTGTTCCCAAGGTGAAAGCCCCCCGCCTAACCGCTGCCCAGCTTGAGCTATTCCCCGTAAGATGACGGCATGGCCGATTCATCGTGCAGTGTAAACGAGAACGTCATTTCATAAACCTTGATATAATGTGGCATGGCATACGAACGGCTTTTCTCGCGTACCAGCGGCGAAGCGTTGTCCGTGCATTGCAGACACTGCAGCGACTTGTATAATTTCCCGGCCAGCTGCTGCCTTTCCCTTACCTTGTCATACGTGCCGGATGCGTAGCTTGTATCGTCGTAACAATCAATAGCCAGCCGGACGGTCAGCATGGATTCGCTGTTCTGCGCTCCATATCCGAGGTCGTTCCAGTCAGAACTTGTATTTCCAATCAATACACAAGGGAAGGTGACCGGGTACTGGTCTTCTTCTGCCCCCATTTCCAATTGTCCGTAGTCCTCATCGATGAGCGAGAGTTCCGGCATTTCCTGTGCAATCTGTTCCATGATTGCGATAAAAACTTCTTCCATATCCTTAGCTGTTTAAAATGTTGGTAATTTCCTGATTCACCTTCTCCCGTATGCGGCTGTTCAATTCTTCGCTTTCGCCCATGAACTGGCGCTGCGGGATGCGGATGTGCAGTTTCTTTTTCTTGGTAAGTGCCATGTTTCTCCAGAACTGTGCCTGTGGATTCAGTTCCTTCGGTTTGGTACGTCGTTTAACGCGTTTCTTTTGCCCTGTGCCGGCTTTTTTTCTTTTCCCCGAAGCCTTGTAGAACTTGGCCCATGCAAAGCGCCTCATGCGGTCTGTGACGGTGACATCGATTTCGCCGCCCCAGTTGTGGACGGGTGCATAGACCACCTCGTTGAACACCCTTACCCGGTAGTCGGCAGGTGTATATCCGACCGATTTGAAAAGATGCTTCCTTCCGGAGAGCAGCGTGCCGTAATTGCTGGCAGCATCGGTACCCCCCGAAGACAGCCGTTTGGATTTTGGCCAAGGGTGAAGACCGCCATTGACAAAACCACCCTGGCGGAAGTTATCCTGGAAATGGTCTTTGGCCATACGTCCTACCATGACCGGCATTTTGCGCCGCATCATGCTGTCCAGTCTGTCACGTTTCCGCTTTATCAGTTCTGCAAAATCTTTTATGTCCATAATTATTAGTAATTCAAGAATAATTTATAACTTTGCAACCAAGGCTTCCAATATGCCTTTTATGCGTTATGAATATACCGGAACAAGTAAAGAATGAGGCCCGTACACTTATTGAGCAATACGGTGACACCTTCGAATACCTTGGTATTTATGAAGGCCAGGAAGCCTATGTATTCAAGTTCCCAGAAGACTCCTGTACCGGTTATCCTTTTGTTTACCTGTATGACGGTAAAGAAGCAACCGAAATAACCGGTCCGTTATCTATTGACATTATCGATTCATGTGTCGAAAATATCGAGGAAGGATACATCGAATAATTTATTGTCAATTCTCAGGATTCCCCTGCAACTGTGGGAAGTCGCAGCTCCTATTTCACATAAATATTTCACGTCTTTCCATTCCATTCCAGAACCGGCAGAATTGTCGCTTTGGGGTTCTATGTACCTTAGTTTGCCGTCTGCGAACCGCTGCAGGATTGTAGCATGTCCGCCCCCGCTTTTCCAACCGATACTCAATTCATACACGCCTTCTTCCTTGCATACTTCATTGAAATACTCCATGTATCTTTTAGGCGTCATTTTCAGGTATCCTTTGTGTGCAACCCAGTTGTTTATACTTATATGCTGCACCGGAGTACCGTCGATGTTTTTCCAGACTTCAAAAGCACGCCCATTGCTAAGGTATTCAAGTTTTGACCCTGCAACATTGCCTTTGGCCGTAATATCCCATCCCCTCAACCGTAAAGCGTATGCCGGTGCGCAAGTCTGGCAGTTGATGCTGTATGGGGTATCGCGTTTTTTATCGTAATCGCTGTTCTTCCGGTAACGGTTCCCCCTTTTATCACGATATATCCCGTTAGGATCTGGAATATACTCGTCCACGTGTTTGGGATTCGCATTCTGTTTATCCGCCTTATCCACATCCATAGGTTTCCCTTTTTTGATTTTAAGAGCCTTTTCTATTTCGAGATTATTCCGAGCAATGGCCATTTTTTCCTCTCCAGTAAGACAATCCGGCATTTCCTGAACCATTTCATCAATACGCGCCATAAGTTTATCCACCGCTTTTTTGGCACCCTTGTGGGCTTCCGCCTGATATGGATGATTGTCTGAAAACAGTTTGCCGTCTTTCCCCGGGTTGTTATCCAGCCCGGGCTGGGGCTTGTTCTTATCATCTTCGTCCGGAAGCGGTGTAGGTTCTTCATCAGTGGCCGTGAGGTCACACTTGCAGTTCCAACGGTCGCCTGGTCGGTGGTTGTTCCAGAAAGGATCATCAATCGACCGGACGGTATTCCAGAACGGGCGATGGTCAGCCCCCGGATGAATGGAGGTGGATGGTAGCCATTTGAGGTTGGGCAAAATATCACGTTCACGCAGGAACTGCTGCCAATCAGCCGCCTGATGCGCCCGGATGACCGCCGTGTCATACTCCGTCCGCAGCCAGTGGCGGACTTGATGAGAAGCAATGGGCAAGACTTCCTGTACCCATTTGTCGAACGGTTTTAAAATGCCGTTTGAATCCAATAAAAGTCGTGCCATGTCATTCTGCATACGATGTACCTTGAATGCCGAGAATACGGCATTGTTCCGGAGTATGGCGTTTTT